TCCGTCTAGTTCTGCGTGACCATAACGTGTGCGATTATCCAGAGTGGCGAGCCATTTCTTCTTGACTTCAATCCCTTTGTCTTCAGCTTCGTGCATTCGATACATTCTGCCTTGATTTTGTGCTGATGTGACCATCGTTCTTGCGTGTGTGGTTAATTGTGCGAGGTTTCTATTTGGGATAACCTTGGAAAGTCTTCTTGCTATCTTGTCAATAGAATTTCCGTTCATAATTCCTTTTGCGACTTCGTTCTTGATGGCTTTATAATTCCAAGCAATATCCTTTCCCTTCTTCAGTTTCTTGGATGGAAGAATCCTTGCATTTTTAACTAGAATCTCATGGATTGCGTGTTCATTGTAAATACTAAAGCTAAAACTAACACCGGCTTTCTTCTCCAACTCAAAAGCGGCATAGTTCGTGTTTATCTGAAACACACCAGGAAGAGTTCCATTGATAAGGTTTGTTGCGGCTTGGTTGTAGTTGTAGAGAGTGTTTGCAAGGGATTCGGCTTTGTTCTGCCATTCCTCACCCTCGAAGATTTTCTCCTCTAGCCATTTTCTGTATTGGTCATCCGTCTTCGTGCCATTCTTGATGGCTTCCTTGAAAGCCTTGTCCTCTTCCTTGAATGCCTTTAGAAAGACATCCATTTCGTGCTGAATGTCTTTCGAGGCTTCTGTGTATACTCGGCGAATCCTATTTTCGAGTTTTCTCAACTCTTTTTCTGTCAGTTCGTTTGAAACATCCTTCATGGATTCACCTCAATTCTATTCTTCTTCTGGTGTCGGAGGCTGATTTCCTTCCTCTTCTTCTCCAGAACCTTCTTCTTCGCCTTCAAGGTCTTCCTCTCCGAATCTTGATTCGTTTTCAAGGTCTTTTCTAGCAAGGATTCCGCTGATTTCATCCGTACTGATGAATGGCAATTTCTGGAGGACTGTTTCTGTGTCGAGATAATCTGATGAAGAAAGAACCATCTGTGTCTGTTCTGCTTGATTGCTGATTCGATTTCTCTTGAACACCGGTGTGTCCTCAATTCCAAGAAGTTCAAGGATGCTCTGAATGAAATCAATTATCTGAAGTTCAAAATCATCCGCTTCTTCGTCCATTGGCTGATAGGCCGCATCGATATGGTCGTTTGTTGCTCCGGCGGCGATTGTGTGAACATCAAGTCCACCGAAATCTTCGTAAATCTGCGCTCTTATATCATCCGTGAATGTCTTTCTTGCGTTTGATGGAATCTCCTGTGTGTATGGTGTAATTGCCTGGTCTTCTCCACTTGTTACAACGTGCTGAAGTTTCAATCTTCTTCTGAACTTCGCCTGATCCGCTTCAGACATTCCATCAGCACCACTAATCAGCCAATAGATTTCAGCGCAATCTTCGAGGTCATTTGCAAATCCGCTCTTGATAAGGTCAAAAGCATCAATGCTTCCCTTCATTCCAACGAGTGTGGATTGATGAAGAGGGCTTCCCCAAAGAGGAACAACAGGGAATCCGTCATAGTTCGAATATTCGATTCCTTCGACTCCACATTCTTCTGTGGATGTGTATGTGACTTTGTAAGGCATTGGCTCTGTCAATCCATCAGTTCTCTTGAGTTCTCCTTCGCCTTTGCCTTTCTTGTATTTCGAGAAGCCTTCTTCTTCGTAAAGAACAACCATAAGTGGCTTGTCTGAATCCACCTGCCAAAATCTGATTCCGGCTCGAAGGTTTCCGTTCTCTTCATCCCAAAGAGGAACGAATTCGAGAAGTGAAAACACTCTCAATCTGTTAAGGTCCCAGAAGCCGAATGACAATCCGTGAATAAGTGACCAATAGGCCGCTTTCTTCAAGTCTGTGTCAAATCTCTGTCCGAGTTTCTCCTTGGTTTCGTCCTTCGTGATTTCTGTTCCATCTTCCTGTGGAACTTTAACCTTGTGTTTTGAGAAGTTGACTCCATTTCCAAGAGAATATGTGCACCTCTGTGTGTTTAGTCTGTGGAAGAAGTTGGAGCATAGCTTGTTGTTGCTTGCCGTCACATCCGGAACTTTTGAACCGGTCGCATTATACATATAGCGAACGTATTTCATGACAGTTGTGTTTCTCTGTGCATCGTACTCATCGGCATCAACCGCAATCTGGTACATTTCACTAGACTTGTGCTGATTGATTGCTTTGAGGATGAATTCGGCAAGATGATTTTCCGCTTTCGCCTTTTCGAAGTCCTGAAAAGTTAGCATTCTTTTTACCTCCCTTTTCTTGGTATTGGTGTTTGTGCTTTCTGTGATTATATTAAATCATTTACTAGAAATATCCAACATTTTGTGGAGCATACTGTGAAAGCTGAATGATTCCGTTTGAGTCCACCTTTGCCAAGTGGTTCGTTTCAACGAAATAACGAACCGCATCACAGATATGGTCTGCAATCTTAACCGGTCTATCGTCCGGTGCTTTTTCATCCCAGACATATCCTCCGGCTTCTTCGGACCATTCCTTGATTGATGAATCCATTCTGATGATTCCATACTGAATGCACTTGTTAGTGTCTCTGATTCCGTCTAGGACATTGTTCTTTGCTTTCTTAACCTTGAAGAATCCTCTTCTCTTCAGTTCTGCAATAAATGAAGCGGCCGAAGGGTCAACGATTGTCTTGATTGTGTCTGTGTATTGGGTTTCTCCTTTTTCAATTAGCGAAGCCTGAACCTTGAAGAGTGGTTCAATAAGTTCACATACATGATCCGCATATTCGGAATCGGTCAACTGTGTTCCGGTATCTCGTCCGGAATAGTAGTATCTTCGCCAACCCCACCAAACCTTGCCGACCTTTACCCAGAGGACACAAGCAAATGCGTTCATAGTTCCATAGTCGATTGATAGCTGAAAGTTCTCCATGCTTCCGAAGGTGTCTTCTGAAAGTGCAAAAGGGCATTCGCCAATTGATTCTTGATAGTGTGGGAAGATAAGTCCTTCAGCCTGTGTCCACTCGCCTTTGATGTATCTGTCAAAATAGACAGTTCCTTCATACTCTTTTTTTAGGTTTTCAACAAATGATGGTGGAAGAAAAGGATTGTCATCGATGATGTATTTCTGAACATAGATGTCGAGTCCTTCCTTATCGAGGAATGTCTTTTTTAGCCAATGGTTTGGAGACTCTGGGTTCAATGCTCCATCAAAACAACTGTAAGGCTTGTCGAGTCGAGATTTTAGCATTTCCCAAACTTCCTTGTTCCACTTGGCTACCTCGTCACCATAACAATACTTGACCGATGCACCCTGAATCTTTGCAACCTGTGAAACCTTTTCTGCGCCTAGACAGTAGACTTCTTCACCACATATCATAGCCGTATTAGTTCCACTCTTAATATTGCCGATTAGTTTATCGGTGTATATTTCACGCATCGGTCGAAGAACGTTTCGTTCAATAGATTCTCTTGATACTCCCAAAATAAGATTCAATCCTGGCTTTCCGGCTCTCTCTCGAATTCTCATGGGAACTATGTATGCCGTATCAACAAAAGATTTTCCGGATCGTACCGCACCAATCTTGAAATTATATCGGCTGTTTGCGTTCAGGATATATTCATTCTGCTTTTCGCTCATTTTGAGACTCTGCATTCTGCCTTACTCCTTTCAAGATTTGGTCAAGATGTTCGATTGAAGAATTATCAACTGTTTCAAAGCTATCTTTCTGACCGAGATAATTCTTGCCGAGGAAAATTGCCATTGAAGCATTGGTTTTCGCAAGCTCCAATTGGTATCTCCTCAACTTATAATTTCGCATCATACCTCCAAACTCTTTGTGATATTCAGCGAATGTCATCTTGTATGTTCTTTTGCACCATCTGGTCAATGTGTCAATGTTGGCAGATTTCCCAGAAGGGTCACGGAAGAACCAACAAATCTCTTTTTGAGTGAGTCCAAGTCCCACGAGGTCTTCGAATGTTTGCTTGTCGAATTCCTTTCTTGCTCTTGCCATTTCACATTTCTCCGTCTTTTTATGCTCATTTATCGTTAATTAGTTCTAAAATCATTATATTATCAACGCATAAATCTTGCAAATAAGACACAAAAACGTGCTTATTTTTCTTCGAAATCATCACTTTTTGTTCCGATTTTGAGTTTTTCTGAAGCATTTTTGAGCAAAACTGATACATTTTGTTCTTTTTTAGCACGTTCTTGAAGTGTTTTATACACATCACGGAAGTTGGCACGATCTGCTGTCACGTTCTCCGAGATGCATAAGCTCTGGTACCCTAATCTCTTGACGCACTGCCTTGTTATTTCGTCGAAGCTGTCGAGAGCTTCCTGTTCTCTGTACATGCCTTTATAGTGGATGGCCTTCTGTACCTGCTCCCATCCTTGTGACCAATCTTCCTGAACACCGGATGATAGTTCAGCACATTTTTCTCGAAGTTGTGCAATCTTTGGAGGCCAAATTTCTGTTTCTACCCATAGGTTGAGAGCCGTTTCTGCCACCTTGTAGTCTATATCCTTTAATCTCTGATACCATAGTTCAACGGCTTGTGAGTTAGGAAATAGATTCTCTTTTGGATAGAATGTCTTCATTGCGGCCGCTATCATAGCGAATTCTTTTTTCTCCATATCGTTCGATTCTCCTTTGTCTATTCTGTTCCCGCCCAACCAGCAAGCATCGAATAAGTTTCATCGAGTTCCTGTGCAACTCTTGCTCGTGATGTCTGACCAAAAGCGGACCTTTTGTTTCCGTTGCTGTTGTTTGATTTGATTTTCTTTTCCTTAACAGCATCAAATACCCATTTACGAAGAACCAGGTTGTGATTCTTATATTTAGTTCCTTTCATTTCGATGTATTCATCCAAGTATTTGATAGCTTCTTCTGTGTTCACTGATCCATATTCGTTTTCAAGTCTGTTGAATTCGTCTTCAGTCAGTCGAACGTGTTTAAATTCACCGAAGCATTTCTTTGATGGTTTCTTTTTCTCCGAAGGAGAAGAGGCCATGTGTGGTATATATGGTTCTTTATCTTTATCTATATTTATTTCTTTATCTTTCTTTTTATCTTTATCTAAATCTTTATCTTTATCTAAATCTATATCTATATCTATATCTAAACCTAAATCTAAATCTGCGTTCTCCGAATGTTCTCCATTTGTTCTCCATTTGTTCTCCGTTTGTTCTCCGCTTGTTCTCCACTTGTTCTCCGCTTGTTCTCCGATAAGCTTTTTTGAATCGGAATTCTTGAACGTATCTACTAAAAGCGAATCGTCTAAAGGTGTTCCAGAATCAAAGGAATATGAGCCGTTATCCTTTAATTTCAGCATTCGTTTTTCGTCAAGATACTGTGTTTCATGGTAACGATTTTTAGCAAGTGTGTTGTGCATTCTCCAATGTTTGATAACAATAACCCCATTTTCAAACACTAAAAGGAATCTCTTCGCAATCAAGAGGTTTAAATCATCTTCGCTTGCTCCAACAAGTCTTGATATTCTCTTCGGATTTCCTATAAATCCATCATCATCTGCTCTCATGTTCAAGTGAAAATATAAGCATTGCGTGGATAATGGCATATCCAAGAATGCGTCACTATCGCAAATCTTCATCGTAAACATTCTTTTATTTGCCATCTTTTTCTACCTCCTCGATACTGTAAGAATATGAATCTATCTGGTGAGTCATTGCTGTCTGAATAAAACTTACAGCTACTTCGAAAGTGTTGAATTTAAGGAAGATCATGTCCTCTTTATCATCTTTTGCTTCAATAGTTACTAAATACATTTTCATTTCCTCCTTTATGTAAAAACAATGAATTTCTGGAATAAAAAAACCGCTACACTCTCGGAGTCTCACCCTCTCTTCAAGTGTTGCGGCTAATGATTGACCAACAATATTGAATTCTATCACGGCCATTGAATGGGTGAGAGAATTCAATAGTCGGTCTGTACCTTTGAGAATCGAACAATTTCTCTTTACTCGTATATTGTAGTACTTCGGTGAGATATTATCAAGCAAAATGTGAAATTTTTGTGACTAAATTTCGGTTATTCGGATTCCTTTGAGATATAGCATCATCTTGCGCTTAATGATATATTCTGGAGTCCTAAACCCCTTCGTATCTTCCACGATGTAGTTCCCTTCCTGGTCATAGTAAGTGAAATCTGCAATATAAGAACACTCTCTTTCCAGAACTTTGCCTTTTATCATTCCGCCTCTAGGTCCCAATCGATCCGGTTCTTTCTGAACCGGAATCAATATAAACTTCACTTGCCTTTCTAGGCTCGTAATTTGCCCCATTTCGGCTTTCTCTTTTAAAACCCTATATCTGTTCGCTTCACGTTTAGAATCAAAGAGAATGCCATCAATTTCGACTTTCTGCGAATGATATTTGCTTTTTCTATATGCCATTAAGATGTTCTCCTGCTTCTTCGTATGCTCTTTTTAATTCTTTTCGAAGGTCTGCTGTTGTTGCGCCGTCCTTTATACCTACGAGTGCCCAACTTGGGAGTGGCTGTTCTTTATATCTGCATCGCCAAAGGTGAAGGCAATTTTCGGCATTGTTTACGTTCTCGCCTTCTGCCGGATGAATCTGGATTGCTACTTCGTCCGGATTAAAGAAAATCTCTTTTACCATCTTCATATCGTCCCAGGATGGTGTAATTCGTTTTTTGTATGGTCTAACCGATACATGGTCCCATCCGGCTCCGGTGCTGGCTATAAATGAGCCTCTCCAAAGAGGGAGTGCAATCTCCCCGTTGAATCCGTCATCGGTTACCTGTGCGACCGAAATTCTGCCGGTATGGTTTAAAACTTCTTCAAATGTTCGCATCGTCTTCCTCCTGCTCTTCATTCTTTGCCATATTAGCGAATGCTTCCACTGTCTGTTCTGGTGTCAAATCTACTCCCGTGAAGCTTCTGGTAAAACCGGAAAGGGCTTCGGTCAAACTGTCCATGACAGTTCTGTTGGCTCTCAACTCTTCCGCTGTGCATTCTACGATTAAAATCTTCATTTTGTTTCTTCCTCCTCTTCTGGAAATCTAATTTTAGTTACCGCAATAGGAAATTCTTCGATTTCGCTCGCCCAAATAGGTTTTGCTCCGGCTCTTGAAAATACAAGTGGGAATCCACCGATTCCGTCAAATAGACTTGCCATCGTTGGCTGATGTCCGTCTATATATTTGACCATCTTGTGTGCCATCCATTGCCAGAATGGAAGAGCAATTGAATTTCCTAGTGCTTTATATCTTGGAGAATCAGAATCCTTTCGTTTCTTCCCTTTAGAATCCACCCATTCTCCAATATCTGTCCATCCGTCCGGATAGCCTTGCAATCTCTCGCATTCCAATGGTGTGAGTCTTCGGACAATGGAATTGTTCTCCGGAATGCTTACTTTGATAGGGTCTTTATAATCACTTGATGTGAGTGGATCAGTGATTTCATCGGTAGTGAATTTTGCTGACCTTTCATCATGCCCTATCGTATATACCACCTGTGGGTCTTTGAAATCTCGTGCTTTTAACGTCTGAACCTTTTCTTCTTCGCTTGTGCAATGAAAAACTTCCATGGAAATTGTTTCATTGATGTAAGATTCTCTCACGATTGGAACATTTCCACCGCCTGTTCCATAGTGTGCTTGAACTGTTTCGCAAACCTCATTGAATGGCTCATAGTTATGTCTCCGGCTTGCATCATAAACGTTTCCCTCAACAATCAGAGTTGGTGTTCTTCCGTCTGTGTTGTCTGAAACATTTATAGTATCGTTGATTTTTGCTTTTTCCCATTCTTGAGGCTGTTCAGCATTTTGTGGATGCCCTTTTTTACGATAAACAACCGCCGGTCTATCAATTGTGTTAAGTGTGTAACTTGCATCTTCTCGCCATCCCTTGCCATTGCATCCGGCTGTATCTGCTCTGTCGATGCAATTTCCTTGAATGCAATAGGTAGGATCGTTATTGACAACTATTGCTTGCTGATTGTCTCCGGCATTCGCACGAATTGCCCCAACCTTGCCATCCTTTTTCTCGGAATGAGATTGTTTCTCCAAGGCCGCCTTCAGCATCGGTGGAAGAGTCTTTCCTCTCTTCTCTGCTCTCCTCAAAATGCCCTGACAAGCTCTTGCACTCAAATAGTATTTCTGGAGCGCCCCCTCCTGCAAAATCTGCGACAAGCGAGATTCGTTTTCTTCTTTGGGGCACTCCCCAAAACTGTGCATCGTGTAATCTCCAAGCAATTGACCACCCATCTCCCATGATACATCCGGAATGTGGCCATTTTCCGTTCGGAGGTCCAGGAATGCAGGCATCCCCTTGGACCACTTTTGCCGTTTCTTCGAGGACACATCTAAAGTCTTCTCCTTTGTTTGAACTGAAAGCTCCTGGCACGTTTTCCCAAACCATAAACCGAGGTCTGACAGAGTCAATTGCCCCTTTATCGAATAATCTTTTCGTTTCATTTCTTTGCTCCTTTATCAATCGCATTTGGTCCATAAACAATCCGCTTCGTTCTCCGGCAAGACCTTTTCTTTTGCCGGCAATAGATAGATCCTGACAAGGACTTCCACCGGTTATGATGTCAACAAAAGGGATTTCAGCACCATTCAATTTTGTAATGTCTCCAAGATGTTTCATTCTTCGAGCACTCCCCTTTCTTTCTTCTCCATATCTGCCTTGATAAGTGATTTGATGTACCCCTGAACATTATCTTTTGATTCAAGGTGAGCAATCATTTCCGGATCATTGTTCCTCGTGAGTTTCAAAGAAAAAACTCTGCAACACATCCTCTGGTAGTCAGCCATTCTCTTTTTATCGATTTTCATCTTAACTTAACCTTCCTAAAACATATCCTAAAATTATTCCACAAACTGTTCCTAATATTGCTATAATTGTATTCGTTATCATTCATTTTCCTCGCTTTCTATCAACTTATCTAGGATTGTAATAACATAATCTAACGCAACCTGTTTGCCTTGTTCCAAATCTTCAACACCTATTGCTAGTGTCAGTTGCCTTTTCTTGTACTCCTCTATTTCCTCTCTCGCCTCTTTAACCTTGTCTAGTGGAATTGATGGATGCATACCTTTACGCAATATCTTTTCTAGTTCTTTTTTGCTCAATTTCTTTTCTACTATGGTTTCGCAAAACGGAGAAATCGCCTCGTAAATGAATTCTTCCTCGGATTCCTGAATCTGTGTTCCCATCTCATATGTAAATTCGAGATTGTCTTTGTCATTGCTCATTCTTCCACCTCTTTCTTGTGATTGTCTGGTAATGATTTTATAATCTCATCAAAGGCTTTTTCTTTGTCAATGAACCTTTCACACGCTTTCATACTTTCGATGAGTCTAATAAAAGCATGGTATTTTTCAATCTCCCGCAATTTCGCATCTAAACTTTTCTTGAGTTCCTCATTTTCCCTTTTTAATTCAGCCTTATAATCGTAATCTTCGTAACTATTCATTTATTCTTCCACCTTTCTTATATGGTGCGTTCCACCAATACTCTCTTACTCTCATATAACTCGGATTTCCAAAATCGCCATCAAAATACATTTCAAAATAACCATTGTGTATATTTTCTTTCTGCTCACAATTTGGAAACATAGCCTTAATCACATCACCATTGGTTGCTCCCTCTGGGATTAGAATTACATCTGCGGTAGGTTGTTCATTTATAAACTTCTCGACTGTTTCAATCCCACATTTTACAAATGGGTCTGCCTTTAATCGACCTAACTCATTTTTGTAGGAAGTTGTCATTTTTAAAATCTTTTCTTTGTCGATATACTCTGCCATTTATTCTCTCCTTTCCGCATCTGCACAATACCAATTATCTTCTCTCGGACTACTCCATTTAATCATGTGTCAACAATCGCAAAACTTATCCTCTGGGTCTCTATGGATGCAATTCTTACAAGTAACGATTTCAACCAGAGGGCAATCATCAGGCCTACCATATCCCAGACCATATCCACATATACTTCCACGTTCGCAATCAGCACAACTCTTTGGCATTTCCATTCCTTTAATTGCTATCATTCTTCACACTCCATTTCTGTGTTATATGGTTCTGGTAATGGCATCCAAGCTATAACACATTCATCATTCCACTTTAGACCTCTTCCGTAATAATATCTTTGTCCTGTCACAAGTCCGTGT